TAGCTCCGCGTGAGAAATTGCTGAGCATGACAGATTCGATCTTACGTTTTTCCACATCATTCGCGGCTTGGTCGTGCATAACTACAAGATCCCTAAGAGAAAACCACTTTCTCAAAATTCAGCCTCCTGTGCGACACGCTCCGTGCTGCAAGATTTGTTCAATACATTCTCGTAGAACCACTCGTACGGCACCGATACGCCATTGACGACAGTACCGGCCAACCGCTGCTTGTCCCGCTTGGCTCCCGGCAGCCGCGACAGGATCTGATCCACGTCGGACCAGTCGGTGCCACGCAGGAGCTCCCGCACCGCCACCTTGTGCGAGACGAACAGCACCTTCTCACCGCCTCGCTTTTTCTGAAATAAGCCGACGCCGTGCGACTCGAGCTTCTCCATGTGATCCACGACCTTGTTGTCGCTGGTCAGGATCTGGGACACCGACCACCGTTCGCCGTGACCGCAGTCGACGCGGGCTGATAGGATGTCTCCCAGCAGCTCCAGTTCGTCGCTTTGTCCCTGATGCTCGCGTTCAACCAGCTTGATCATCTGGTTTAGGACAAGCTCGCCATCGCAACGCAGACAGGTCGCCATCATTGCCGCCGGCACGCTGTAACTTTCGATCACGCGTTTATCCACGCCGGATATGGACGTTGACTTGAGCCGGACGGCTAACTGGACGGCGTCCCGAACGTGGATCAGTGCCACCGCCAACGAGCGTTGGCCGAGGTCCAGCAGCACATCCTCCGGCGGCACTTTCAGTTTGCCGTATTGGTCGTCGGACGGTTTGTCCAGTTCGAGCGTGATGAACCGGTTGCGGTCCGGCTCCCGCTTGAGGCTGACGCCGATGGCTGCCACCCAGGCGATGTGCTGCAGACCAAACGCCTCGCTTTTCTGGCTGGCGGTCCCGCGGAGGATCTTGGCACCACGACCGCTGGTCCGAAACAGGTTCAGGATGCGGGCACGGTCCTTCGAGTCCTCGAACTCGTCGCACATCAGCACGGCGGCCGTGTTGCGGATCGCCTGCCGGATGCCAGCCTCGCTGGACTGGCTCGACAGGATGCTGAGTCCGCCAAAGAGTCCCTGGTTGCTACGGTCGTTGCCGCCGAGCATCTCGAACAGCGACGTCTTGCCACTGTTGGTGCTGCCGATGATCGACACCAGCGGACGCCATCGCCAGAGCGTCTGCACCCAAGTGGACAACACCAGACCGCTACAGACGTTGGCTGAGATGTTCGACGGCGCGTCCCGCGGCTGCTTCCACACCCAGCGGCTGAACAGACCGTCGAGTTCGGCGACAACCTGCTTTGTCCAGTCGGCATCTCGTGCCAGCGCCAGGTACTCGTTGAGCTTGCCGAGGTCGTACCACGCCTTTTCGTCCTCGCCGATGTCCAGCAGCAGGTTGTCGATGCGTGGCGTCAGCACGCGGACGGCGTCCGCCTTGCCGTTGAGCCGAGCCGCTTCGCGCGGTCCGACGAGCACGATGGTTTCGTTGTCCTCGCCGCTGTCCGACTTGCCACGCCAGCAGCCGCGTCCGACCTCGTAGACGTTTTTGCCGATTCGCCGGTACCCGGCGATCATCGCCACGGCGTCCCGCACCTGCTGCACGGTGTACATGCCGGGCATCGGCTCCAACCCCCGGTTAATGTGCGATTTGGCCGGCGGACCGCAGAACTGCAGGATCTTCTCGTACGTCCAGCGGCTGATGTCCTTGATAACCTCCATCTTCCGGTGGTGGATCGAGAACAGTTTGATGGCTCCGTTGGATACCTCACCCATGACGTCGATCCGCAGGTGGTCGCAGAGTAGCCGTTCGACGGCCAGGTTGTCCTCGTGCTCCGAGCCGGGCTCGCTGCCGATCTCGGACGCCGAGTCGCTGCCGTTGCCAGACGCTGGCGACGGTAGCCGTCCCTCCGGCTCGTACCGTACGATGGCAGCCGCCTCGGCCAGCGACAGCAGCTCGGCGTACGTGTGTCCCTCGTTCAGCCAGTCGCGGGCGTCTTTGCCGTGCGATTCGGCGATAGGGTAGGGGAGCTGCACATTTCGCACCTCGCGGGCGTACTTGGCGATCTCCCGGCACCAGAGCCGAGCACCGGACAGCCGGTGGCGGTCGTCCACGTCGTTGGCGTCCTTCGGGATGCCTTGTCCCGGTTTGTCCGCGTCGTGCAGGACGTAGACGGTCTTGCCGGACAGGTGCTCGATCAGCTCGTCGTGCGGGATCTCGCCGCAGCCGCCGCTGTTCGTGATGACGACGTGTTTGCCTTGCAGCTCCGGCGGCATCGCGGCGTAGATCGCCAGCATGTCCGCCGGACCTTCGCACTTCCAGACGACTTCGGCTTCGTCGAGGTGCAGCAGGCCGTGCTGACCGAGCCAGCCGCGGGTTGAGCCGGCGACCGTCTTCATCTTCACCCACGCCGGCGGGTTGCCTTTGCCTTGCGACACCGGCAGGTCTTTGCCGCTGCGGGCCCAGGCGACCCAGCCGCACGGATCGGCGTCGGTCAGCCGCGGTCCGTAGACCGGCAGCACGACGACCGGGATCTGCTTCCGCTTCCGTTCGCCCGTGCACTTCGGCGTCTTTGCCAGCCGGCCGCCGGACACGCGAAACGCCTCGACGGTGACGCCGGGCTTGTGCCGGCACCACGCGGCGACAAGAGCCTCGTTCCACGCTTGAAACTCGAGCTGGTCCGCCGGGTCTTTGCCGCGGGTGGCTTTGCCGACCTTGACGCCGACCTTGTCCGCGTAGTGGCTGCGGGCCTGCTTCCAGTCGATGTAACTGCCGAACTTCGCGGCGAAGTCCCACAGGCTCAGCGACAGGCACTCGCCGCCGAGGTCGCGGTACCGCCCGAGGGCATCCCCTGAAATACAAGCGGCCGCGGACGGGTTGCGGTCGTCGCGGCCGATGGCTTGGCACGGGAGCCAGCCTTTGGGTCCGGGCGTGCTGGCGGTGAATGTGACGCCGAGTGCCTCGTATTCCTCTTGGATGTTGAGCCGCTGGAGGATTTCCAGGTTGATACGATCCCAATCGCCATGTGCTGTGACGGCCATGTTCGCTCCATCGCGGGCGATTTCGGAGACTGGATGCTGTGCTGTAGTGTAAAAACTCTATTGTAGAATCATCGGGACGTTTGTACCAACTGAGAACGTGGCAATGATTTCTAAAACTTACCCTTGATACCTATTCGAAGTTAAGTCTACCCTAGCTGCACTTATCCTCAGCGGATGCAAGATTTCGCACGGCCTGTTCATAGTAGGATTGTTTTAGCTCGATCCCAACGAACTGCCTTCCGAGCAGTACCGACACATATCCCTCGCTGCCAATTCCAGCGAACGGAGATAGTACTACGTCGCCTTCGCGACTCCATAACTGCAGACACCTCTCGATTACGTCTAGTTGCAGTGGGCAAATGTGCCGTTCGTCTTCGTTCTCGCGTGCAGATCGATATTGCAGGGTGTTGCTGGGGTTAATATCCATCCACACTGGCGATGCATATCTCTGCCAAATATCGATAGATAAGTCGCCTTCGTTATGAAACATACTCTTATCGCCTGCAAAGTGTTCCAGTCTTCCTGCGACTGGTTTTTCATTCGTTCCAGGCTTGCGGAATGTGCACACATAATCAGGAATGCCCATCCTGCTCATGCACGAGTCTTTCACGATCTGCTTGTGAAGTAACCCGAGTGCCTTTGTCCGCTGCATCGCCGTCACAGGGTCTTTCCAAATGCATACCTCAGAATGGTAGATGAAGCCGGCGCAGACAAATGCCCGGATAATGTCGCCGCGGAAGTCCTGAATCCCAATCTCGCCATGATGCTGAATCGTGGTCGGCAGATTCATGCAGTGGACCGATACCAGCCGACCGCTGGCTGTCACCCGTTCGAGTTGGTCGATCAGAAATGAGAAGTGGCCCCAAAACTCATCGTAGTCGCGGCTGTTCCCCATGTCCCGGTCGCTGTTGCTGTAGGTGTACAGTGAAGCGAACGGCGGCGAGAACACCGTGAAGTCAATCGAGCCGCTTGGGATGCCTTTGATTACTTCGCAGCAGTCGCCGTGGAACATCGTCCACTTCTCGCCGCATTGTTGGTTGATACACTTCGTTTCTGCTGTAGCCATGCTGGAATCTCCATTTGCTTGTCTGCGTGGTAATGGGTAATGTTTGGCTGAACTCCACGAATTGCAGCCTTGCTCAGTTCTGACATATGGACCGCCATTGCCTCGAATAGCTCGTGGCTGTCGGCTTCCTTCCGCTCCAGATTGGAAACGATGGCTGACTCGCCAGTTGAGTACACGGCATGCACATTGACGGCGTGTTTCTGGCCGAACCGATAGAAACGTCGGATCATCTGGTACCACTGCTCCCACGAGTCAGTCGGGAAGATTGCGGTATTATGGCAGTGCTGCCAGTTTAGGCCGAAGCCGCCGATCTTTGGCTTTGTGATAAGTACACGCACCTTGCCGCGAGTGAAGTCCGTCAGCATTTCCTCTTTGGCGTCTGTGCTATGTCGACCAGCTACCTCTACTGCATCTGGTATCAGCTTATCCAGCAATTCGCCTTCGTCGTTGTAGTTGCACCAAATAACCCAGCAATCCTTGGAGGCATTCACCATGTTAGCCACATGCTGGCAGCGGAGGTCAATGGTGTCTTTCTTCGCCTGCCTCCGTTCGTCAAGCGTTGTAGCTGGCATGTCGAACAGATATCGTCCAACACCGCCTCCTCCAATCTCGTGGTGGATATAGTGCAGGTCCGGCAGGACGAAGCCATTGTCGACATACCCGAGGTCAGATGGCTTGCGGACACATACCGCCCAGGATGCCATCCATTCCCAAAAGCGTGTCTTAGCATGACCCTTGAGTCGCCATTTACTAGTGTCTCCTCCATCGTGCACGAAGTATGTGGACAGCATCTCGCTACGCTTCATAGTCCCAACGAATTCAGCTTGATTCCCTATCTCCATGTGGTCGTTTGGTGCGGGAGTAGCCGTCCAAGTCTGCTTAAACGCACAATGTTGAAATGATTCGAGGATCTGCGTACGGTACTTTCCGTCTACGCTTTTAAGAATAGATCCTTCATCTACAATTACTCCGTCGAACTCGGCTGGATCGAACGAATGCAGCCGCTCGTAGTTTGTAATGCTAATTCCGCTCTCACACTCACCGCTCGACTTTACGACCTTGCACGCCACGTCGATGGCAAATTTCTCAGCCTCACGAATTGTCTGCTGTGCGACTGCCAATGGGCAGAGAATTAAAACTCGCTTGCCTGTGCGTTTTACAAATTGAGCTGCACATTCGAGCTGCTGGGCCGTCTTTCCTAGACCACAATCTTCGAAGCCACCAAACGAACCACGCCGGCATGCCAAGTCAACGATGTCTCTCTGCCAGTCAAATAGACGTGGGTTTTGACTTACTAACCTAAATCCTCGACACGGAACAAGCCTCGCCTTACGATTGAGGAACTCATGATAGGTGTACTGTGCATTCACGCTTGTTTGCCTCAATGTGCAATTTGCATGTAGTCACTATCTGTAGACATAATGACACACGCAAAGCCCTTTTTTTAGGATGAAGTAACCGGTATCCCGCCCGTCAACTGGCTTTAATTGTCCTATTTTCGGAATAAAAATCAAGGCCCCGCTTTCCGTTTCGCATCCCGTCGTCCACCAACCACTTCCGGCGGCTGGCGTATGCCGCTTAACCGCCGGGGATGTGGTGGCTGATTGGGATGGCTGCCAAGTGACGGCGGACCGACGGCGGACCGACAATGGTCGGACAATGGCCCGACAACTGCAGACCGACCGGCTTTCTACCCACGCAGCGTGCTGTACTCGCCTTTGTGGATGTACACGCGAACGATCGCCTCCCGGCCGGTACCGATGGCGACCAGCCGCTTGATGTCGTCGATCGCATGTTCTACGTCGTTGCCGTCTCCAATCTCTGGCATGTCGATCGCCACGCTGACGGTGGCCACCTTGTACGTGCCGGGCCAAACGAATGGCGAGTCCTCGACGACTATGGTGCTCGGCACGATATGTCCGACACGCCGACAATTGACGGCCGCGAGGTTGTCATTGCATTCGGCCATGGCGTCGATCAACCGCTCAAGCGACTCAGCTACGTCGTGCCGGATGTAGTCCGGCTGCTGCTTCGCCTCCGGCTCGTCACACTGGCAGCATGGTCCGCTGGTGTGGAGGTTGGCGTCGGTTTTGGTATCAGGCAATTCTGTCATTTCGCTCCCTTTCTGCTGTTGTGGATCTGGCGACCGGACTTTGTCACGCCGCCGCCTCCTCAAACTCGAATCCCGGCAGGTACAGTTGCCGCACGTCGTGGTCGCGGAACAACTCCTCCGCCTGCTGCACCTCGATGGCGTACCGGCCGTGCCGCTTGGCGACCGCGTCGAACCAGCCGAACTGGCGATCGTGCTTGACCGTCCGCAGCTTCGGCCGGTCGAGGTCGTCCCGGTCCTCGGCGAACGCGAGGTGGGACAGCTCGTGGTCGACGATGGCAGCCAATTCTTCCTCGCTCCACTCGTCAACCTGGTCGCCGTCGAGGATGATCTCGGCATCGCCACGTCCGAAGGCTCGCTCCGCCAGCGAGGTGATGCGGACCTTGGCCTTGGCCGGATAGCCGCCGACCTTGATTGCCGGCCCGGACAGGTCGTCGTTTTTGTCCCGCGGTCCGTGTGCGAGCAGGATGTCGATTGAGACCTCGGCATCCGCTAATCCCGTGTGATACTTCTGCATCGTGTCGCCGACGAGGTCGACGAGGCTCTTCGGTGCTCGTGTGTAGGTTCTACCCATGCTTTCGCTCCTCCTGATTGATACGAAAAAACTGCTGCAAAAGACGATACGCCATAACCTCCGCATGAGCCCGTGACGGTGCGAACCACCAGTGGACGCCGTACCGGATGCTCCAACTCAACGCCGTGCGGATGACGGCTTTCGGATTGACCTGCGAATGTAATCTCGGATGGTGCAGGATC